AGCTCCTGCAGAAGACGCAGTAGCAGACGCTTCTGCCGAAACTCTGGAAAAAGCAGCCGACGTATCAGAAGTTGAGGTTGATGAACCTGATTTTGCAAAGATGTTGGGCGATCTAAAAGGCTTTTTCTCAGAAACTCTAAACAAGGCTACAGATGCAAATGCAGCACAGGTTAAGACTGTTACAGAAACAGTTGAGACTTTTAGCAAGAGCGTTGATAGCCGAATCACAGAGTTGGCAGAACAACACGCAGTCCTTTCAAAGGCTGTTGAAGATATCAGAAACACGATTGATGGCGTACAGAAGCGTGTCGATGCAGTAGAAGGTGAGACTGCAATTAAGAAGTCCTCAGACCTTGGCGGGTCTCAGGAAGTAAGTACAATCAAGAAATCAAAATGGAACGGTTCTTTCCTCGGTTCCGTAAACGAATTAATTAGATAAACAAAGGTAGGTGAAAATATATGAGCAATGAATTATTAGAAAAGTCAGTAGCTGCTAACACTAGCGTTACAGGTAACATGACAGGTGCTGCAGTAGCTACTACTGGAGTACACATTGGCTCTGAGGGTGAAGGTGGACTCCTTAACCCAGAGCAGTCAGCTCGCTTCCTTGACTATATGTTCGACGCAACCGTAATTGGTAAAGTCGCCCGTACAGTAAGAATGAAAGCAGACACAACAGAGATTGATCGTATGTCAGTAGGCGAGAAGCTTATGAAGCTCGCAACTGAAGCAGACGACACAGCAGCTAACTCAGCTGTATCATTCTCAAAGATTTCTTTGACAACAAAGAAGCTTCGTCTAGATTGGGAACTATCAACAGAGTCTCTAGAAGACAACATTGAGGGTCCAGATCTAGAAGATCACATCGCACGTATGATGGCAACACAGGCAGGTAACGACATTGAAGATGTAATCCTAAATGGAGATACAACTCTAACAGGAGATGCATTGTACAAGTCATTTGACGGCGTTGTAAAGAAGGCAAAGGCATACGGTCACGTTGTAGACAACGGTGGATCAGCAATTTCTCGTGCAGCATTTAACTCTGCTCTAAAGGAACTTCCACGTAAGTACAAGCAGCGTCGTGCTGATCTTCGCTTCCTAGTAGGATCAAACTTGATCCAGGACTTCCTATTTGCAAACAGCATTGGTACTAACCAGACAATTCCACAGGATATTGCTTCAAGCATCATCCGTGGTGATGTACAGCCAGTCTCAGGACCAGCAGGTTACGTAGCACCTTATGCATTCGGTATTCCAATTGTTGAAGTTCCACTTCTTAACGAAGCACAGGACGGCGACTATTCAGGAGAGACAGGAAACCACGGAGACATCCACTTGACATTTCCTAACAACGTAGTTGTTGGAATCAAGCGTGACGTAACTGTTTACCGTTTCTTCTGGCCACGCAAGGACTCAATTGAGTACACAATGTATACTCGTGTTGGTGTCCAGATCGAACAAGCAGATGCTTGGGTCGTTGTGAAGAACGTTAAAGTAGCTTCATAATTTAGGATTAAATCCGCAAGAGAGGCCCCCAATTAATTTTGGGGGCTTTTCATTTTAATTTACTAATGCTATAATTAATTGACCTAGAAAAAGGAGAATATGAGATGTCATTTGACACCCTAAAGGTAGCAGAACTAAAGAAAATTGCAGAGGACTTTGCAGTTGAGACAACAAGCTTAAAGAATAAAAACGATATTATCGCAGCTCTAACAGAAGAAGGCGTAACCTGGGCAGTGTACGAACAAACAGTTAAAAAGATCAAAGAAGAAGCAGAAGAGATCGAAGTGACACCTAGATTTGATAAAAACCAGAAGCTTACAGAAGATATGGTGCTTGTCAGAATGACTAGAGAGAACTTCCGCTATGATATTATGGGATACACATTCACAAAAGATCACCCATTTGTAGCAATGTCTTCAGACAAGGCTCAAGCGATCTTTGATAAAGAGGAGGGTTTTAGACCAGCTACACCAAAGGAAGCTCAAGACTTCTATAGCTAATCTAAAACATAAATAATGGCAGAAATATATAAGGATCAAACATCACCTATCAAGACTAAAATATTTTGGGCAGGTGAAATTGTTGATGCAGATGACGATTTAGTTTCTGCCGCTATTTACGACATAACAGAAGATAAGACAATTTCCCCATCGGTTAATCCAAATACTGTTCTTGTAACATTATCTGCGACAAAGCTTGAGACAGACATTGGTACCTATCAAATTGTTATACCTTTTCAGTATTGTCAAAGAAATAGAAAGTTTAAGATTGTCTGGTCATATGAAGTTGGCGGAGTAGAGGCATCTCATATTTACTATACAGATGTAGTTACTCCTTATGCAAACATGGCCGATATTATAGAAGAGCTAAATATTGGAACAGACCCATCAGATCCAAACTATAAAACTTATCATGAGCTTCAAATGGCAGAAAAATATGCTAGAAAGATAATTGAAGAATATTGCAATCAGTCTTTCTATCTTTATGATGATACGGAAATTGCATATGGCTCTGGTTCAGACGTACTAGCTCTTCCATATAGAATACATCAAATACATAAGCTTTATGAAAATGACGTTCTTGTTGTAGATAATATTAATTCAGAGAATAACTGGATATTCGAACCAGTAATTTCTGAATCTAATTTTGGAATTAGAGTAAACAGGCAAGACTTATTAGATAATGTAACTTATACAGCTAACGGATTAATTCCTCCATCAATTAATGATAGAGGATATTCAGGAGCATTTAGAGAAGATTTTAGATATGTTGTATCTGGAAGATTTGGCTGGCCAACAGTACCAGACAATGTTCAAGAGGCATCCTTAATTTTAATTCAGCAGTATTTTGACAGAGATACTGCATGGAGAAACAAATACGTTAAGAGTATAAGCACCTTCGACTGGAAGTTTGATTATATGGGAGGTGCCCATACTGGAACTGGAAATCTTTATGCAGATAAGCTTTTGGATGCATATGTAATTAGAGGAATGGCAACATTCTAAAATGGATATAATTTCATCAGTGTTACCAATGCTGCTAGATGTTTATGTTCAAGCAGACACCCAAGACCCAGATACTGGTGCAATTGTAAAAGAGTTTCAATACAGAGCCACATTAAGCTGTCATGCAAAGGGAATTATTAGTAACTCCGCAACAGCAAGAAGTGGTGATAGACAGGTTATAGCTAATAAATATTCTAATGAGCAGATGATTCAAATTAGAACCATAGAAAAGTTAAATCTTAGACATAAGCTTACAGCAATCAGAGACAAGAATAATAACTATATCTGGAAAGAGCTAAACTATCCAACAGAGTCACCAACCGTATTCGAGGTTATTGGAGTTACTCCTATGCTTGATCCATTTGGAACAATTGTTGGATACAGCACCGTAGCTAAAAGATCGGAGAATCAGGCAATTGGAGTCTAATGCAGCATTAGTATCTGTAGCCAGTGGATTAGAAAGATTAATGACTGGATCAAATACTTCTATATTTAAAGACTCAACCGTTGCTCAAATCTCTGCTACTGTTTATTATCAAGCACAAGTTATGGCAAAATTAACATCAAATAAGAATTTTCAGAATAAATTTAACACAATAATATTTAAACAAATAGAGGAAGACTTTGGCGCATATATAGACGCCAAGGCAAGAACCTCACCACTAGCACTTCATCATGTTTATGAATGGAAGAAAACTGGAAACCCAGGTTCAAGACTGTTTGAAATAAATAAGTTATCACAAGATGGATTGTCATTTAAGATTGGATATTCTTTTAAATTATCTAAATCAATGGTTCCAACAAGTAGGGGTAACCACAGACATGTATTCGCAAATAAAGCATCTGTCATGGAAGCTGGAATGCCTGTCATAATCCGCCCAAGGTCATCCGAGCGACTTGTATTTGATGTTGATGGTTCTACCATCTTTATGCCTAAAGGGGCTTCAGTGACCGTTACAAAGCCTGGAGGGGTTAGAGTAAAAGATACCTTCGCAGTATCATATAAACATTTCTTTACAGGCAATTTAGTTAATTTATCAATCAAGAAATCTGGATTTCAAAGAATGTTTAATAGTTCAATTAGTAAAGCATTAAGTATCCCAATTGATATTAAGAGAGTTAAATATTCATTTTCTCCTAATACAGTCAGAGGGCAAGCAGACTTTGCTTTAACTTCAGCATTTGGAGGTGCATAATGGTTAATTATAAATTAGACGCAATGCTTGAATTACGAAAGTACATTTGGAAGCGGCTAAAAGATACAGAGATATTTAATGAGGATGATTACTATAGTGATAATATAGGAGAGATTACAGTCCCTATTATTCCCGTCCAGCAAGTACCTGAACTAAATCAATTCTTGAGCGGCAAGAAGCATATTGTCTATGACAAAATAGGAATGTCATATGAAGACCTATGGGCTATATGCTGTGAGCAAATCCTATTTACAGTCTACTCAACAGACATATCTGATATCAATGAGATTAGAAACTTTATGGTAGATGAATTTAGAAGGGTAGATGAGTCAGCAAGAGATGTCAATAATTGGACAGGCCTATCAGACAAATTCCAGTTCTATAGTATATTCATTGCAGACATGTCCCCAACTGAGCCATCTCAGGAAATGCAGGGATTTTTGTCAACAGACATAATCTTAGAAATTAAGTATGCAAGATCTTCGGGGTCAGACGGTAGATTTATTTAGTTTGCCTTTTTACCCAAAAAGGCCTATTATTATACCAAGAGGAAAGACAGCCTAGCCAGCTTTGATAGATTTTATTTATGATTTTGAAATAACAGGAGGTAAAACAATATGGCAATTTCAGCCGCAAATAATGCAAAGAACATCATTGTTGGTGCTTCACCATTATTCCTTAGCGTTGCTACCACAGGAGATTCTTCACTTGACCCAACAGTGGGTTCAAACAAGGAGTCATTCTCATCAACAGCATCTTACACAGATACTTTGAATGCAGCAACAGCTAAATGGAAGAATGTTGGATTCACAAACAACGGTCTTCAGATTACATACAACCCAACTTATGGAAATGTAACAGTAGATCAGCTTCTTGACAGCGCAAAGCTTTTCAAGGAGTCTATGGAAGTTATGATTGCAACAGAAATGGCGGAAGGCGTTCTTGAGAACGTACTCGCAGTTTTTGGACAGCCAGGAACAATTTCAGGTGGATCAGTAACAACAATTACAGCAGATGAGACACTAACATCTGCAGATCCAACTTCTTCAACACCTAAGCAATTAGGTCTTGCAGCAGGAGCACTTCTTTCAGCACCAGTAGAGCGTCAGCTCGTGGCAGTTGGACCAGCTCCAGAATACAATATCACATCTTACACAAAGAATGAGCGTGTATATTATGCACGTCGTGTTCTATCTGTACAGCAGTCACAGTTCTCGTTGGCACGTAACACTCCAACAACATTCCCAGTAACATTCCGTCTACTTCCAGAGTCAGCATACGCTGGTTCAGAGTACGGTAAGATTATTGACCGAGTTTACTCATAATATCTATATAAATTAGATTAACAGAAACCCCCATTAATTTGGGGGTTTTCTGCTTGTATTAGTAAGCGTGTTTTGTTATAATAATTAAGACAATCCTAGGAGGATAAATTGGCTACTACAATCTACGACGTAGAAGAAATTGAATTACAAAACGGTGCTAAGGTAAAGCTAAAGCCCCTTACAATTAAAGAGCTAAGAAAGTTTATGGCGGCAATTCAGAGAACCGCAAATACAACATCAGAAGATGAAACATTAGACATCCTTATTGATGCCTGTGCAGTTGCACTAGAAAAACAGTTGCCAGAATTGGTAGCAAATAGAGATGCACTAGAAGACGCATTAGACGTACCCACAATCAATCGCATCCTTGAAGTATGTGGTGGGATTAAGATGGACGACCCAAACCTTCTAGCGGCAGCGGTTCTGGCTGGTCAGAACTAGATTTAGCCGCTTTAGAGGGTGAAGTTTTTCTTTTAGGACACTGGAAGAATTACGAAGAACTAGAAGAAAGTCTTTCAATGCCAGAACTGATTCAAACTTTGAAATCAATGCAAAAGACTGAGTCAGAAAAAAGAAGATTCTTGGCTTCTATACAGGGTGTAGATCTTGGAAAAGAAGATTCAGAAGAAGAAGGTCCTTCCTTCGAAGATGTTCAGAGACGGGCACTTGGTATAAATGCTAGTGGTGATGATATAGTTTCACTACAAGGACAGTTAGCATCAAGTGCAGGCTTTGGAATTGGAGCAGGATTAGGATACGAAAAGGGGTAGCACATATAAATGGCTGATGAAAACATAGTCACCAATATAGTCGCTAATGCTGACTTTTCAGATCTTATTGCAAATGTCAATAAGGTCACTACTAATCTTGCCCAATTAAAACAAACACTCGTAAGCACAGATAAAGCTTTAGCATTACAAGCAGCAAAGATCCAACAAAACTTTGCTTCTACATTAAGAAGCACTGGACAATTCTCAACACACTTTGTCAGCCTTTCCTCAGATGTAGAAAAGTTTGGAAAAAACCTTGACTCTGGAAAGCTAAAGTTAAGAGATTATTATTCAACCTGGCAAAATCATCAAAGAACAGCAGGCGGATTAATCAGAGACCTTGCAAAACAACAGGTACAATTACAAAATTCTATTCTTCAGCCATTAGGTAGAAACGCTGAAGGGCTTATGCAATTCAATGTTCAAGTTCCTAGAGGTTTAGATTTAACAAAGAACAAGGCTTCTTTACTTAAGCAAGAAATGCAGATCATGAATAAGGTTATTCAGGATGGCGGGGTGCAGCTTATTAACTGGGGTAAGAATACACAGTGGGCAGGACGTCAGTTAACAGTTGGACTTACCCTACCGCTAGCAGCTTTTGGAAAGGCTGCAGCAGATGCATTTAAAGTTGCAGACCAAGAGCTTGTTCGTTTAACAAAGGTTTATGGCGGAGTAGCACAAACATCAGCAGTAGAGCTAGCTAAAGTAAGAAAAGAAGTTGCTCAAACAGCAAAGGAATTAGCTCAAGCTTATGGATCATCATATACAGAAACTATATCTTTAGCTGCAGACATTGCTGCAACAGGAAAACAAGGCGAAGACTTAATTAAATCTACTCAAGAAACAACAAGACTTGCAGTGCTTGGTGAAGTTGATAGACAAGAAGCAATGAAAGCAACTCTTTCAATCCAAACAGCTTTTAAGCAAAATACAGAACAGCTTACTGAATCGATTAACTTTTTAAACGCAGTTGAAAACCAGACATCTACATCTCTAGCAGACCTTGTTGAAGCAATTCCAAAAGCTGGACCGATTATTCAAAGCTTGGGCGGAACTATAGAAGACCTTGCATTGTATTTAACTGCAATGAAAGAGGGCGGAGTAAATGCATCTGAAGGTGCAAACGCTATTAAGTCATCATTAGCTTCTCTTATTAACCCCACAAAAGTTGCCAAAGAGCAGTTTCTAGGATTTGGAATAAGCCTTGAAGATATAGTCAACTCTAATGCTGGTAATTTAACTGCAATGATGTTAGACCTACAGGCATCCTTAGATAAGTTGGATCCTCTACAAAAATCAAGAGCTATTGAACAGCTATTCGGTAAGTTTCAATTTGCAAGAATGTCTGCTCTTTTTGAAAACTTAGGCAAGCAAGGAAGCCAGACTTTACAGGTACTTGACCTAATGAAGGCAAGCAGTCAAGATTTAGCAAATGTTGCTGGTCGAGAATTAGCGCAAATTACAGAGTCTGCTTCTGGAAAATATAGAAGAGCATTAGAAGGACTCAAGGCGGATCTTGCAGGAGTTGGCGAATCTTTTCTTAATATACAAACAGCTCTTATTGGAGTTATTGATAAGGTAATTGATTTTGGAGCGAAGCTCCCAGATCCAATTAAGAAGATACTAACACTTGTTGGAGGATTAACAGCTTTAGCTGGACCTGCAATTATGTTAACTGGTGTTCTTGCAAACTTCTTTGGATACATAATCAAGGGCGTTGCACATTTTAAAGCATTATTTAAGGGCGGAGAGGGATGGAAGTTATTAACTCCTGAAATTTTAGCTGCACAAAAAGCTGGAAATCTTATGGAGGCAACATTCTATAGTGATGCTAAAGCAGCAAACATTTTGGGACAAGCATTAGCAAACTTAAATATAGAGTTAGATGAGCTAAGTAGAAAAGCAAGCTCTGGAACAATATCAGCACAGCCAGTAATTTCAACAGTTGCTGGAAGTGCAATAAATATGGGAGAAAGAGAAGTTATTTCAACACACCCTCTTTTGAGCCCAAGAGACACAAGATCATTTTCTCATTTAAATCCAGTTAGCAGAATGACAGATGAGCAAAAAGCTGCACAAACTATATTTGGAGTTGTGCCAGGAGCACCACTTGTAAATCAAAAAATTAGCAACAATCCACAAATGTACATGTCAGGAGATATGCCAAAGGTTGAGGGACTAACTTCAATACGTGGAGTTTCAACTGGAGTTGTTGCAGGAGAAGCGGCAAAGTTCCACTCAATGACTGGCGCATTAGGAATGCAGTCACAACAAGAACTTGAATTATTAAAGCGTGAAGTTGCGGCCACTGGATTAATTACACAATCGCTTTCTGAATCATATCAAGCGCTTCTTCCAGAAATGACACAGCTAACTACTATGGCGGCAGCAGAGTCAGCTGAAATCGTTGCAGAGCTTCAAGCAAGAAAAATAACAATGGATCAAGCAAGAGCAAAGATTGCTGCTTTAAATGCAAATGTAGAAGCTATGATGGGTGAAGTTGCAACTTCCGTCGCAGCAACACAAGGAAGGGCAATAAATTTAACTCAGTTACCTCTAGTAAATCAACCAGCATTTGACCCAATAACTGGCAAAGCAAACATGAAGGAGCTTACAAGACCAAGAAATAGAACTCTTCTTAATAAGATTGCTGGAGTTCTTGGTGTTAAAACATTTGGTGCACCATATTCAATAGAAACAACTAGACCAAAAAGATTCAATATGGGCGGAAAAGTTTTCTTTAATAATGGAGATCAGGTTCCAGGATTTGGCAACACAGATACAGTTCCAGCAATGCTTACTCCTGGAGAATTTGTAATTAAAAAGGATGTTGCACAACAAGATCCAAATGGTATGAGAGCCTTAAATGATGGACAAGCAATGGTTGTTCCAGTTCAAAAACGCAACAAAGGCGGATTAATTATAAATCCAAACAAACTTCAAAAGTCTCATATTACAACAGACTTAAGCGGTTTAATGCTTTATCTCCCAGACTTTTTAAATAAGAAGGTTAATGCTAGTGGTAACGGCGCAACTGGAAGAGAAATTGCACAAGTTTTAAAAAGCATGCAAGATCAAGGATATAATCCAAACTCCCTAATACTTGGATCTACAGAAAAACTTGGAGGAGATGTTGCTCAGGCATCTAGAAGAACTCAAGAAGCACTTTCTCAAGCAATAACAAAATTTGAAAAAGTTTATCCAGACCAAGTATTTGGCGGTAAAAAAGATCCAGGCTCATTTGAAAGATTTATGAACTCAATTTATAAGCCAGCTACACGTGGCATTAAAATTGATTCTTCTAGATCTGGCGGAAGATCAAATTTATTTTCAGCATTATCACAGATGTTTAGTGTTAGAGCTGAAGGAAAAATTTCTCAAGAAGATGCAATTACTCGTGGTTTAATTGGATCTCTTAAAGATGGAGAAACCCCTTCATCTGGTATGGGTCAAATGATTAAAAGAAAGAGCGGAAGACTTAGCTGGCAGCCAGAAGCAAAAACAATAGGAATGAATGTGCCTTCATGGGCAAAAGGATTTGCAACACTTGCAACAACTTACAGTGGTGGAGGATCAAAATGGAGAAACGCACTTCTTAATCGATACAAGTTTAATGAAGGCGGAATGATTCCAACGATGGGCGGAGCAGTTACACCTCAAGGTGGTAGAAGCATTCCAGTCCCAGCGCAAAGTGGAAAATATAATATGGGTGGCATGGTTCAGGGATATGTTATGGGTGGATCAATCCCATCATTAGCAGCATCAAAAATTGCTAAATTAACTGCAAAGTGGAAGCCACAACAACAATTTAGACAACCAGGATATCAATATACATTAGGAAACCAAGATCCATTACATGGTCCTCTTCAAATTGGCAGATCTATG